TCTGCATTAATCTTTGAAATATTATTTGAAAGTTGAGTCTCCAGCTTTTCAAATTTTTTACGACTTTTTGTAATAGTTGTTTCATCAACTATTTCCTCAATCAATTCATCTCTTTCAATCGAAAGTTTTTTGTTAGTTTCTTTGAATGAAGACTGTTCGGCCTTTTTTTCTTTGATCTTTTCTTTTAAAAGTTTGATAGAATTTTTCTTTGTATTTTTCGCCTCTTCAATAGTCCTATCTTGCAGCTCAATTTTGTAGTCCTGCAATTCGCGGTTTTTCTCATTTGTAAAAAGATTTTCTTTCAAGATAGAGGCCCTACCTTTAAGAATATCGTTCATAGAAGAAAAGATTTTAATGTCCAGAATGTCCTCGATGATATCTCGGCGGTCGTTTGCGCTCAATTGCATAAACGGCACGAATGTCGCACTCCCCAAAATCACGGTTTGCGTGAAAGATTTATAATTTAGTTTTAAGATATTTTCTTCAAGATATACCTGACTATCTCGAATCTTAGCATCCTGATCCAACATTTTGCCATTGATATAAATTTCAAAGATATTCGGTTTGATACCACGGCGAATTTGATAGTCGGTCTTGCCTATTTTAAAATCTATCTCTATAACACAATCTTTGCTATTCACCGAATTGACCAGTTGTGGTTTGTTAATCTTTCTAAAAGATTTTCCAAACAAACTAAATGTCAATGCGTCAAGTATAGTAGATTTGCCGGCGCCGTTTTCACCTACAATCAATGTGGTCGGAGAATTATTTAATGATACTTCTGTAAAGTAATCACCAGTGGACAGAAAGTTTTTCCACCGGATTTTCTGAAATTCAATCATTTTAGGCCTTTTTCATAATATGGAAATTTTCAAGTAAACCCTTGCGTTTCTCAGAAGCACCTTCTGCGGCAGAAAACCCACCCCAAGAAATATTTACTAATTTATCGTATTTAAAATATTCACAAGCAATTCTCTTCATGTCATCGCTGATTGGTGTTTTTTTACCGGCGGGCCCGTAATCATGCACAATCACAAAACTGAATGTCGCGTCAGGCTTGAGGCAACGATAACACAATTCTACAGTAGGTCTCCAATATCCGTCCAACCACTGCTCATATGTCTGGAAAGATTCATGTGACTGTTCTCCACCAGTATATACTTCTAAATCATAATAAGGCGGCGAAAAAAATACAGTGTCAAAATGTTCTGCATATTTCTCACTAAAATTATGTCGGTTGTCTAGTTGTTCAGATGGACAACAATAAAACTCTGCCGTTTTAGAATCATCAACGAAAAATCCATTTCTCAAACCTTCACTATATTCATGTAATAATCTTGACTTTTCGACTACTTCGGGAATCACATCTATAGCAACCATTTCATCATAACCAGAATTTGCAAGACCAATTACAGGGCTACACCATGACATAACCGGAGATAAAAGTTTCTTGCCGTCTGGAAATATGTTATTCAAAATCCAACTATATGTATATGGATTGAAAATAGAAGCCCTGTTTGATGTACCGCGCAATATTGCAAAGAAATCGTCATACCTACCTTGTGATATAAATTCTGCAACCTTTGGTGTTAGCAAACAAGAAATATTAAACTTGTTTATTGCCAATCCTGTAAAGGTATCCAACAAAGAACATTTTTCTGATGAATTTGATTTTCCAGTATCCCGATATATACCTTTATATGATATATTTCTGAGTAGTCGTCCACTAGTGATTTCTTTGCGGCCGTCTATAACATAACCGTTTTCAATTTTGTCACTAGTTCTCTGCACATTGAAACGAAGAAAATTATCCATATCTTTCACAGCAACATGTTTTTCAAACCAAAGTCTCATCATATATTCAAAATTTTCAATAAATCCGGTATATAGAGTTTGTGACCAAGAATCAAAATCGGAATGTCTAATATCATCTTCTGATAGTTTGAGGGAGTACTCATATAAAGATAGTCTGTCAGCTGTATATGTCTGTTCGGACTCATACCTAAATTCCATTAAAGTTGGTTTGGTATATTCGCCAAAACAATCCACCATAAATTCATCATAATTATATGTTATCATTATTCACCTCTTAGGGCAGAAACATAAAGTTCCTGCATAATTTGTTTCAATTTATTTTTGTCTACATCGATCTCATAATTGTCAATATAGTTTGTCAGCAGTGACATGGTATCTTCTGTTGTATCTACATCTCCAGACTCCTCAAACTCAAAATCAGTATCATCTACAATAGACAAATCAGCAACGCCTGATTTATACAGATCATCAATAAAAATATCAAATTTTAATTGATCCGATTTGTTTACGACAATAAGTTTTACATACTTGTCTTTCAAATCTTCTGGATATATCATAGACTTCGAGTCATCATACCAGATTTTATGAAACATGTTAAAAGGATTAGTAATAAAATCCAAATCATTATCATCTGTGTCTAGGATATGAAACCCTTTTGTATCGTTGCAATCGTTCCAAAACATTTCATAAGGCGCACCCAAATAATGAATTGCACCCTGACTTGATTTTGTATGAAAGTGTCCCGAGCATGTCAAGTCAAACTTTTTGAAAAGCTTTACGTCCATACCAGCCTCACACTTGATACCGCGCATCATTTCAAATCCATTCAATTCTAAATGTCCCAAAGCAATCTTTGCTTTTGTTTTTTTGATATGTTTTACTGTTTGATTATGATTTTCAGAGTTTATCCAAGGCACAAAACAAATATCAACACCACCAATATTAAGAGTAGTCGCTTCTGTATAAGTTTTGAAACTATCACCGAAAAGTTGTTCCATAGAGTTAATACGGTTTGTGTTTTTATAATACACATCGTGATTACCAATAATAAAATAAGTGTCATATTTTTTCATCTTTTCGATAAATCCAGACTTTAGCCCGTCCAGAATATTGTAGTTGATAAACTTCCGCCTATCAGTAACATCGCCGAGATGAATAATAGTATCAATATTATTTTCTTCGAGATAAGGAAAAAAGACTTCATCATAAAACCTCATAAAATATTCATGGAACAACAAAGAGTCACCACGCGCACCGAAATGGGTGTCCGTAATCAAAGCGATTTTCATGGAGTTTCAGTTTCCTTACTATTTCTTTTTTCTTTGGCCTTTTCTTTTTTCTTCCTTTGAGTTTCCTCAAAGTCTGAAAGAAAATCATCCATATTTGACTGAATAAATTCCATAAAATTATTTTTTACCGGAGTACCATTAGGGCCTTGCATAATCTCATCTATCAATTCTTGATTCTCTAATGATTTGTACTTCACATAAGTCTGTTTCTTTTCTTTCTGAATTCTGCGAATAAAGGCGTAGTAGATAATCTGAGTGAAATATGCGAATGGATTGCTTGACTTCTCTGGATTAAAATTATCTATATACAAAAGACAGTTTTCTATACCATCGGATATCATTTCATCTTTGTAAGTATAGTTGATAAAATTAGGTTTATAGGATAGGTGTTGTGCAATCTTCATGATGCATTCCCCTATGTAGTTGGGAACCCTAGGCCTTTCGGTCTCTTTTTCTAATGCATTTTTCACTTCATCTTTGTAAACAATCATTGCAGCCAACAATTGCTTGTTGTCAACATAGTGATTTCTTTTCTGTTTTTTTGCCATAACATATCCTTGTCAATATAATTACTCTATGATACCACAGAAAAAAGATCATGTCAATAGAAAATAATTTTGTTTTTCTTCTTGACAGGGTAATATTTCGGTGTTACAATAGGTATGTGTACCTTTAAAGAATATTAATTAATGATATACTTTATTGGTGTTAAGGATTTCCATATAATCCTCGAATGAAGGTTCTAGTTCTTTTGATTTTATTTTTTCTACTAATTCTAAGGCTTCACCACTATCCTTTACTTGATATTCAACAATCCCTTTTTTTCTTTTGACTATAGAAATATAATGTTCTAAAACTTCTCCGTCTGGATCAGAAACCGTTAAAATATCATTTAAGCTTATTTTTGTTTCGGTTGACGAAGAAAATTGCAACCAATCAATAAGTGTGGAATTAAAATCTCCTGTATTTGGATTCATAAAAGATTTTATTTCAAACGGATCTTCTAGTGTCCACCACTGAGTAGATTCCGGCCCAGAATTATCTATTTTACAAATGATTATTTCCTTTGTCATAAGTCGTAATACTTTGTATTCTGAAATATTTTTTCCTTCATTAGTCATAAAGATTTACCTCATTGATTTTGAATTCGAACTTTTCTTCGTTGTAAATATTTATTCTCTCATAAAAATGTCGTATGGCGAAGTTCATATAAGTCTTATACCTTAAATCATCTGCAATGTCGTATAATACAGCCGATGTCTTTCCATTTCCTTTTCGGAGGCCCCGGCCAATAGATTGTAGATTTCTGATTCTACTTTTAGAGGGAGAAGTAAATACTACGTTGTGCAAGTTCCTTATATTTATACCAGTTGAAAAGGTGCCATATGAGGCCACGATGATTGCATTACTTTCCTGTTCAGTTGTATGTCTTATTTCTTCTCTTACATCCGCCTTTACATTTCCACTTACAAAAAATACCTTCCTACCTTCTTCAGCAGACTCTTCTATCATTTTATGCATTGGTATGCCATGTTTTTCAACAAAGTTATATAGAACTAATGTATTACCTTTTAGCGTCAATGTCAAGTCTTTTATAAATGCAGCTCTTCTAGGGTTCGTTACGATCCATTCGACTTCATCAGAATATTTGAGAGTTTTTATATATTTACAATCTTCGGGTTTGTATTTGAGAACGATAGAGTTGATTCTAAAATCTGCAAGAGTTTTACTGTCGATCAAAGCTTTGGTTGTAGTCACCTGTTTTACATCGCCAAACATACCAGATAAAACCAGTTTATGAGTTTTCGTGCCGTCCAGTGTACCAGTTGTGCCAAATCTATATTTGCAGTTTGTCATTTTGTCCATAATTTTATTCAGTGAGTTGGCCTTGAATAAATGACATTCATCGCCTATGACAACTCCAAACTGATCAAAATAGTCAAACCCCATTTTATAGATAGATTGCCAAGTTGATATGACAACTTTCTTATCTGTATTTTTGTCAATACCGGCAGATATTTTATGACAATACTTTTCGACATTCCATCCATAGTCTTTAAAGTCGCCATACATTTGTTGCACAAGTGATACCGTGGGAACAATGATTAAAATTTTCTTTAATTTTACTTTTGGGTGCATGTTGTAAAATCTACACAGGGTATAGATAATTAATGACTTGCCAGACGCAGTGGGCGACACCAGAAGCGTCCTGTTGTTTACGATGGAGTGATGTATGGCGTCTAATTGATAGTCCCTATAACCTATCGGTTTTCCCTGGCTGTGGGGGTTTATATGTCGTACCAACTCGGCCAGATTTTCTATTGAAAAATTTGTATCCGTTAAATCATTTTCAAATTCTACAGTGTAATTATTTTTTCTGCAAAAGTAATCTAGGTGGTTTAACAATCCAAGATATAATTTTCTATTGATAGGATTGAACATCCGTATCTTACCGTCCCATACTTTATTTTTAAAAGACGGCATAAACTCAGCGCCTGGCACTTTGAATGTAAAATAGTCCACCAATTCTTTTAACATGTGAAATTCTGAGGCATCTATTTCAATATGTACCTCATTTAATTTTTTCACGAAAAATCTACTCATTAATTACCCTCAATAAATTTCTTATAATCTATATAATTTTTAATAGTCCACTTTTTTTGATCTATAAGAATATCTAAAGTCTTGTCAATTAACTGTATAAGTTGTTTCAATATCAATAAATTCTTTTTGGATTTGACAATATCTAAATCGCTATCTGTCCAGACATGCAGATCTGCTTTGAGAATCTTTGTGCCTTCTATCTCCCAACCTTTTGCAAGAATTTCATCTTCGGATAGTTTTCCGGTGTAGTATTTCGTTTTCTCGGCCACAACAATTCTATGGTCGAGTTCTAAAAATTGATATTTTGTCTGATAAACCTGTTGATATGTCATCCACTTACCAATCAAATTTTGATTGTGTGGCAACTCTTCTTCTAGTCTTAAAAAATTGATTTTAATGTCCGTTTCAGACTCTTTCATCAACTCAGCCATTTTCACTGAATATTTTTCTTCCATAATGTTCTTTCAATAATATTAAGTTATAGTTTCAACTACATAATTTCTATACATAAGGTCTCCGGTACAGATAGGTGTTTCTGAATCTGTGCCTGCAACATTTAATGGCATGTCTCCCAGAGCAATTGGAAAACAACCAAACAATTTAAATTTTAAGATTGGTTTTGTTTGATTATTGAATACAAGTAAATTTATGTCACATGTTACTTGTAAATCTGAAACTCTATTAACATTATGGGGCATGACACCATATTGTTGAAGATTTTCTGGAAATCCTAGAGCCATCATCCAATTAAACATTTCGGTCCAGTTTTTCATTTCTTCGTCTACTATGAAAGAAAAAGAAAGCGGCGAAAATATAAGTTTATCGCCTGGCTCAGGTTGTCTAACAAATGGTGTTTCTATGTTTGCTTCTCCAAGAGTAATTCCTGGCACGCTTACAGACTGTACCCATTCATTGACAGAAGGAGCTAGTGGAATATCGATCTGAAATGATTGAGTATTCATAAAATTTACATCTGTATATTTCAATTATTCTCTCCTGATTACACTACTATTTAGTCATAAAAAAAGGGGGGATAAAAATCCCCCCGAAGTTCCTGCATTATTTTTGCAGTATTTTTAAACTTATTATCCGTTGAGGTTAATAA